ACTGCGTGCAGAAGCATTCCGCGGACCTGGCGCAGCTCGGCCAGGAGCTCGCGGATATCCCGGTAGCCGACTGGCCCTCGGGGATGGCGGACCAGCCGTGCGCGATGTGCAACCGGAAGGAATACACTGCGGGGTACCTGGTTCAGATCGACGGCCGGTTTGGAATTATCTGCGGCGAGTGGGCGGACAACCGGGTCCCGTGCATTACGAGGTTTATGGAGAAGAACCGGGATCAGATCAGAGGAACGAAGCTCGAATACGATTTGAAACTGCGTTGATTTCCTGTAATATCTCACCGGGCTAGTTGTAACCCAACTCAATTTACGAAAGGAGAAGCAGACGCTATGGCAACTGCAAAGAACGGTGGCGGCAAGAACGAAAGGGCGACTCAGCCCTAAGAAATAGCTTACTGTCACCACGCAAAACGGGGGTTCTCTGTGAGAGAACGCGGGGTGGGCGACCACCCCTTTTATTTTGCCACTTGACAAGATACCCCGTTTGGGTGTCCAATCCGAACCAGCCCGAAGTTGAGTACCCGAACGGGTTCCTGCATCGCGGCCCAATCAAAGGTTTTTCTTGGAGCAAGCTCGAATGGACGATCCAGAAACCAAAGACGTCGACAAAGACGAAGACGAGTCTGGTGAGCAAGTCGATAAGGACGATGCCGCTGGGCAAACTGACGACACCGACGACACAGCCGATCTACCCGAGGATCCGGCAGCTTTGAGGACGATGGCCCTCGAACAAAGGCGCCAGAACCGCAAGCTGAATCAGGACCTTCGGAAGTCGAATCGGCAAGTCGAACGCGAGAAAGAGCGTGCAGGCCAGTACAAGGATTCAAGTGAGTACTGGGCCGGCGAAGCCGAACGTAGGGGCTCCCACGCTTCACAGGCATCGAATGGCGGCGGCTCCCGGTCTGATGCCCGGGAAGAAGCGCCGGACGATGATGTCGAGGCGGTGCTCAAGACTCTGGATGTTGGCGAGTTTATTACCGACCAGCCAGAGGAAGGCGCAAGGAAGTTGTTTGAGACCCTTACGAATAAGTTCGGTTTCATGCGGAAAACTGATGCTATGCGTTTGGCCCGCGATATGATCGCAGAGGAACGGAACGCTGGCAGCAAGTACCGCGAGATTGCGGGTCGTTATCCCAGCTTGAAAGACAAAGACTCGGAGCTTTCCAAGGAAACCGCGCATCAACTTGACCTGGTGATTAAAGAACACCCCAGCCTCGATGACCCGACCCGGATGGAAATTGCTGCTGCACGAGCGACGGCAATAGTCGGGAACCCGAGAGCGTCGTCCAACGGGAACCATATTCCCGAGGACAAGTCACGACTGCGAGCCGCGCAGGGTGGTCCTCGAGGCAAGGGAGATTCCCGGCCGGCGACTGGACAGGTCACCAACGAGATGCGGGCCCTGAACAAGAAAATGGGCGGTGAACTTGATGAAAAGGCTTTAGCGAGAGTGGCCCAGCGGGTTAAAGACAGCAATCGCCAGAACGCACGCCAGTAGAAAATTCACAAGTTACAGAATTTGTGAATTTCTGATTTCTCAGCGTTCGACACCGGAGACAAACCGATGTCGAACCGTCAGACGCGCAGAAAGATCGCTCCTCCTCAGAATCCGATCAATACTCCCGGTGAGGCTCCCGAGCCCCAGGAGTTCAAATCGCCCACCCCAGCAGATCGCAAGAAGCTGAAAGCTTTGGGCTATGCGCCGAAGCACCTCGAGGGTATGTCTCGAGAGGTCGGCAAGGATATCATTGCGGCTCAGGCTTATAGACCTGGCTCCCGAGCGTACAACAAGGCACACGGCAGTCCCCTCCCCGACAAATACACCGACGAAGGAATCGAGGCGACCAATCGGTCTCGTGACGAGGAGTCGGATGTGTACGTGGTCCGGGACGAGTACACCCAGAAGTGTTTGAGGGGCGAGGACCCGATCAACCAGCTTCTGTTGGAGTACGAGGCGGCGAACCCTGGCAAGCGGTTCAGGCTGATCAATCCTGATCTTCCGGGAGTTGCCGGACCTCAGTTCCAGCCCGTGTACGACAAGAAGGGCGAGCGGGTAGCACTGGCGGATTTGCAGTTGGGTTGGATGCCGGACGAGGTTTATGTCGAGGAGTATCAGAAACCCAACCTCAAGAGGTCGAGGCAGATGGCCGGCCAGATCAAGCTTGACGGCATGGACAACTCGCAAGCGGCGAAGAAGTACGCGCCGACTGAAGGCGACCGGATGCAGGCCCGCCAGTCGAGCCCAGAAGTATTCGCCAAGAACGCGATCCGGCCCGAGGACATTTTCGAGTAAACTTTTTCGTTGTGAGCTTCTTAGCTTCTTTGGAGAGAGGAACAAATGGCAAACGCTAACACCCCAAACGGTTACCAGTACGTCACGGTCGGCAAGCCGTATCCGCCGAGAACTCGCGTGTTCAACAAGCTAGTAGGAAGCGGAACCGCGATTTTCCAAAACGACGTGGTTTACTCGCCGGCTGGCAGCAGCGGACAGGATCAACCGCCGGTCGCAAGCTTCAACGATGGCACTGCCGTTGTTGGGACAACCATACCGCAGGGTGTGGCAATCAACTTTGGCTCGGCGTCTCTTGCAACTCGTCATTCCGTCATCGTCGATTTGGACTCAGAATACGTCGCGCAGGACAATGACCCGACGACCGGGATACTTGCCACAGACATCGGCAAGAACGCGAACCTGGATGTGAGCTCGGTTGCGGGTTCGACGACAACCGGATATTCCGGCATGCAGATCGACAAGTCTGGGGTTACGGCGGTTCCTTCGACTTCAGCGACAGCGTTCGAACTGCATCTTCTAAAACGCTGGCTCGATGTATTCAACGCTTACGGCCCGCACTGTCGCGTGCTGGTCAAGTTCAACAAGGAACGCGAGGCGACTGCAACCGTCGGCGTGTAGTGAGTGTATTTTGGCGGGAGAGGGACCTGACCGCCCTCGCATTAGGGGAATAGACCTATGCCGATGATTCGTGAACAGTTCCCAGAGGAGTTCCAGCTCTCTCTGACGACCCAGACCCAGCTTGCGATGCTCGACGAGCTCACTGACATGAGCTTTGACGAGCAGCCCCCGGAGTACGCGGACATCTTCCGCGTGACCGATGGTGACGGGACTGGAGAGTCGGATACCGCAGTCGGCGGTTTTGGACTCCCGCAGCAAGCCGACTCCGAAATAGACGGGCTTCACTACGACGAGCAGGGCCGATGGTTCCAGCAGTCGTATGTTTATGTGACCTTCAACCTCGGCTACATCGTCTCCCACGACCTGCAGGCCGACGACCGTTGGAATATCGCCGGTCAAAGGGCCAAGTGGTTCGGCCGATCCTTCCGCCGACTGCCAGAGGTTATGGCGGCCCGGATGTTCAACGAGGGGTTTGCGGCCACTACCGTTGGGACGATTGGCAACCTCGGGCGTCGGTCACCAGACGGCCAGCCGCTGTTTTCAGCCTCTCACCCGAATCCCGGACCCGGCGGCGGAACCCAGCCCAACAAGAACGCAGCCGGCGGGGCCGACCTTGCGCACGCTTCCCTTGAGGGGATGATCATCCGAATGGGCAACCGGACGGATGACCGCGGGATGCCGGTCAATATTCCGATGCGGACTCTCTATGTGCCGTGGGCGCTATATCCCCGGGCACTGGAGATCACCAACTCGGGATTCAGGACCGACACTCTCAACCGGGTCAAGAACGTCCTGACCAACGTGATGGCCTACCAGATCAAGCCCAGCCACTATCTGACCAACCTTCGGGCGTACTTCGGTATCGGGCCGAAGGAGCAGATAGGCGCTCGGTGGATTTGGAGGGAGCGGCCCTCCCGCAATATGTGGAAGGACAACGAAACCCGAGCAATTCATGTGGGCGGCTGGACAAGGTTCGATTACGGCTGGTCACATTATTTCGGTTTAGATGGCGATCCCGGACTCGGCGGGTAGTTCGTTAAGGGAATCCGCCCAAACTTGTTGAGGAGAGAAAGCTATGGGAATGTTTCCGACCGGAGCGTTCAAAATCACACAGGGGTCCGGCCCGTACATCACTACAATGACCGGAGCCAGCCTGTCGAACCCGTTCGGTAAGACGTGGTTTGTCGATCCGGTCAACGGGTCAGATGGCAACGACGGGCAGAGCGCGGCGACTGGGTTCAAGACGATAGCCCAGGTTCTGCTGGCGGCGGCCGCTGGCGACACGATCATTTTAGGCCCCGGCACATACACGCTGACCGCAGCTCTGATACCGAAGGCTAATCAGATTTGGATTGCGGCGGTCCTGACTCCGCAGGTTCCGACTGCGATCATAGTCTCGAGCGGCCTTGCTACCCTGGTAGACGTCAATGTAAGCGGGGTCGTTTTCGTCGGCATCGAGTTCCAGGCCGGTGACAACACTCTGACGAGCTTGATCCGAACGGGCAACACCGTGGCTGTGCCCGGGATCACTCTCGAAAGCTGTGTGTTCAACGGAGTGAGCAAGACCGGGCCGACAGTCGCCGTCAACGTTTCGTCGAACTTCGCAACGAGCCGAGCCGGTATCCACAACTGCCGCTTCATCAACCTCACGGGTGACGCGATTGCAGTCGGAACGTTAGGGCTGGGAAATTCCCGAGTCTGGGAAAACTTCTTCAGTCTCGACACGACCGGCAAGGCGGCTGTGACGACGGCCGATACTGGAGCGTTCACTGTTGGAAAGGGTTTCGTATTCGAGAAGAATACGGTTCTTGGATTCAGCAGTGGCGCAACCGCAACCGCAATAGTGGCGACCGCGGCGGGCGATGGCAACGGCGCGATGGCTATCAACGATAACCGGGTTGCGTGGGCAGCGACCGTGTTCATCACTGCGAGCAAGAACTCGAAGGCCAACACCACGAACTATGTGGGCGCCTCGACGGGTACCCTGTTCGGTACTTCATAGTTAGAGTCGATCCGCAAGGAGTGGTTAGGATGGCAGGTCCTGGTCCCATGCATCAAGGTCAGAATAGGCGGAAGCCAAACCCGCTGGTGAGCGAGGTTTCCGCCTATGAAGATCAGACGAAGGACAAAGAAGCCGGATTGACTGAGCAGCTCGGACAGACTAAGATTGGCAAGACCCTGAAGGGGCAGCCGGGAGTAGGCCGACAGGTTCGGGCAGTCATCAGCAAACAGGAGTAGAACTGCAATGGATTCTGACGGAGACGGATTTAGCACCAATAACCCTGGATCACAGAACATTCGGAACGTTGTCGCAAGCCACGAGGCAGGTTCAGCCGCAAGCAGAGCGGGTAAAGGAATGAAATCGATGCCTGGTACCGCTCCGAAGAAGGTGGGTGTTAAAGACGTTCTCGGAGCCACTAAGATTGGGAAGTTGGTTCGTGGAATAAAGAACGAGTTTTAAGGACATCTTACAGTGAAAAAGCATCCCAAGATGACACACGGCGGCCGGGGGAACGAGGAGCGGTCAGGCGACTTCGATCGTGAAGGAACCTTGGCCGAGGAGCGCGGGTCCCACGGGTTTGACCAACAGTCGTTCGAGAAGATGGCGGCTCGAGAGGAAAAGCTCGACGACCACGTTGACAAGCAGTACTACCCCGCAATGGGGATGCACCCCAAAGGCGAGAAGTCGAAGAAGCACCATAATCGCAAAGGCTATTAAGCGATGAAGAAGCGGCCAGACCCAGCAGTCGCAAAGAACTCGGCGGATCGACGGGATGCGCAGTCGTCGAAGGGGATTATTCCGCAGCAAGTACCCCCGGAATTGCGGAAGGCTTACGACAATAAGCAGGGGGTTCCACCAGAGGGGCGGAACTACGTCCCGAAAAAGAATCTGCCGACCAAACGTTATCCGCTGTAAGTAGAATATAGAATGGAATGCCAGGCCAGTTCCCTACTACCTTCGGAAAGTTCCGAGCCAAGATACTAAAGACGCCGATTGGCGCCGGGACCGACCTTCAACTACTCACCGACATAACCAATGATGTGATCGAGCGAATGATTCGATCTCGTCCGTGGTCCAGGCTCGAGCAGCATGAGTTTGTAATACAAACACTGCCGGCTTATACGGGTCTGTCGGATGGAAGCTCGAACGTATCGGTACCAGTTGGAGGCACAACGGTCACTGGCGTCAATACGACCTTTACGTCGGCTATGACGGGTCAAAGGATCAGGATCTCGAATACGATCTCCTGGTATATCTTTACTTTTGTGAATGCTCTACAGGGGACACTGGACGCGCCGTATCAGGAATCGGTTGATGCGGTCAATGTGAGCTTCACGATATGGCAACCGCTGTACTCGCTTCCCAGCGGGATCATGATCATCGACTCGCTTCAGAGCTTGTCACTGTCTGGGAACCTGGACGAGATATCCCGCGAGCAATTGGACCGGATATCGCCGCAACGGCTGGTGTATGGTCCAGCGAGGACCTACGCGCCGGCACAGGACACGGCAGCGGGACTCGCTCAGATTGAGGTCTACCCCGGGCCGGATACCGGAGAAAGACTTCCGGGCAGGGGCCACACCAGAGTCCCTTATTTCGATGTCAACGACACTGACGTCCTGTTCCCGGACTGGTTCTCGATTCCGTGTGTGACTGAGGGGGTCAAGGCGCAACTCTATGAGAATGCGGACGACCAAGCGCGGGCGTCCTATTCCGAGAAAATGTTTCTGGTGAAGCTGGCGGAGATGGCTGGGGAGGACGCTCGCAAGACTCCGCCGTCCCCGACGAACTTGGCTGACCGATACACGATCCACCGGACGCGCCGGACGATGCAGCAGCAGAACCGAGCGAATCTCAGAAACTGGAGATCAGCGTAAAATGGCGAGAACTCTATACGCACCAGCAAAGGTGCTCTTGAGCGGAATCGGAGATGGTTCGGCCGGCAATCCGACTACCAGTGCGGCAGAGGCGATGCCGAGCGCGCAGGATATCTCGGTATTCATTGAATATGCGGCCGGGACTACCGGGGGTGCGATCGTGGTGGAGAGCGGGCCGACCTCGGGGTACACGGGGACGTGGTTCGTCGAGGGGAACTCGGCGCCTCCGAATCCGAATGCGGCGGGATCAGAGGACCGGATTCTTATCAAGGGGCCGATCGAGTTTCTACGGGTGAGGGCAACGTCGGGGATGTCTGGTGGCGCAACGCCGGGATTTACTGCTCGAGTTCAGGCCGTGGGGCAATACTAATGAAAAGAATTCTCCTCCTTCTCTTATTGCTGATCGCCTGTGTCGGGGTGGCTCAAGCTCAGAACAGCCAAGTTCAGACCGTCACCGTCCGGGGCCGGAATACGGTCCCATCGAAGTCTACTGCGACTAATTCGGGATCAGGCGGTACAGCGGTTTTCTATTTCGACAGCGTGACGGGCAGGTTGCTCGTGTCGGAGAACGGCGGGAATTACACTCCGTTCGCGGCGGGTGGTGGCTCGGGGGCAGTCATTATAAAGCCAGGCGCAGATTCGACGAGCGCCGTGCAGATACAAAATGCGGCGGGCACACAGACCGTTATGGCCGTCGATACGACGAATTTCCTCGTCGGAATCAAT